TATGACAGTGCATGGTATCTGGCCATAACAAGGGACGAGATCAACGACGAAGTGTCGACGGCCAAGTACAGCCTGGTACACAACGACACAGATGCGTTCGTGTCAGAATCACACATCACACAGTCAAACGTCAGCAACACGTATATCACGGCGACTGCGGACGTGGCGGGCGGTAACGCTAGATTGAAGGCCACTGGTGGTAGTGTTGTCAATTCCGTGAGCTTCTACAGGATAGGATTAGGTGACAACACCACGGCAGGCACTACGGGAAATGTAACAACCACGATAAACACAGATGTTGACAGTGCCGCAGAGAAGATAGATGGGTGGGCACTGGCCAGTTACAGGGGCGCCAAATACTACATCTCCGTCAACAACACCACAACGGGCGAACTGTCAAACACGGAAGCACTAGTGGTGCACGATGGTTCAACTGCATACATCACACAATATGGTAACGTCAACACCGGCAACAATGATCTGATCACATTGACCGCAGAAGTGGACAGCACGGAAGTTGTGTTGAAAGCATCGGCACAAGCACCCAATTGCCGTGTGACGGCATACAGGATTTTACTCGCGGACGATGAATCCGCGTCAACAGGTGATAACGTCAATCTAATAGAAGCAACTACGGTGAGTTCTGCCGCCACCACAGTGGATTCGTTCAACACATCAACCTACACAGGTGCGTTTTACGTGTTCACTGGATACAACTCCTCAGAAGGTGCGGCCAGCATATCAGAGGTCATGGTGGTTGCCAATGATGAAGCCTATGTGACACAAGGTCCATTGGTCAGCACAAAAGGTACAGATCAATTAGACATCACTGCCAGCCTGTCAGGAAGCACGGTCACAGTCAAAGCGGCATCAACATCAGGATCAAGCACTACGGTCAACGGATACAGGGTACATATGTTGAGGGGGAGTGCGGGGGCGTCTACGGCAGACACTGTGTTAGTATCAACGGAACAGACTATTTCGGGTGCCAAAACATTCAGCAGTCCAATTGCATTGACTGTGGGAAGTGACCCATCAACTGCAACTAATAATGCACACATCTATGCAAAAGACGAGGCATCCAGTGCAGAAGTGTTCGTGAGGGATGAAGCGGGTAACGTTACCAAAATATCACCACACAACGAACAAGGAGAGTGGGAATACTATTCGAGAAATGTAAAAACTGGTAAGACCGTGAGGATCAACATGGAAGAGATGATCCGAGACATAGAGAAACTAACAGGCAAATCTTACATCAAAAACGATTAGACGATTAAGTCTAGTATAGTCTGTAACTTACCTTTTATGCTTTTATTGTTAAGAGTGTTCTTAAGACCCATATGTAAATTTTTTGGCCAGCACTCAAACGCGGTCCAGCAATAACCAGAATGTTCGTCATTGAGTTTGGGTATGAATTCAGATTCTATTGCCACAAGATAGGTATGGAAGAAGAACTTCTGATCGTTTGACGTGAACATCTCGAGTGGTATCACTTTCTTGAACTTGGGCAAACTGCCTGTCTCTTCCTCTATTTCACGTTTCAATCCTTCGAAAGCACTCTCTGTGAATTTGCTTTTACCGCCAACCAATCCCCACATGCCTTGTGTCTTACGATCAGTCCTTTGTAGGAATAGGAAACGTTTGGTGCTGGTTGCATAGAACAGGGCACCCGAACAGACTATGTTTTCTTTCATGACTTATTATAACAACTATGGGGTGGTAGCGTCAAGGCTTGAGTTGTATCCTGGGTCTGCTCCACCGTCTAATACTATGCTCCAATTACCTTGTGTGTACACACCTTCATAGGATTTGACCCATTCCGTGCCATTAAACCTGTACTGAATACCTGTGTTGAGATTGGTCACATAGTGTTGTGTGCTGTCAGGATTTGATGCGTCAAAGGCCACGTTCCACTTTGATGTTGAACTGTTGTACTCTATGATGTCTCCAACGCTGGCCACCAGTGTTCCCCATGTTTGACTCTGGAAACTGGCAGTGCTGTCTCCCACGTCATTGATCACCAGATACCTGTCACCATTCACAGGTGTGCCTGGATCGAATGTTGCTGGATTAATTATCTTCTTGACCGCTGTCAGTGAGTTGCTTGGTATCGTGTCTCCGTCTATTGTGTACAATAAAATAGTGTCATCCAGCGTTGACGTCGCTATGGTGCCAACTATCTCATTTCCGTTTGGTTGTGTCAATCTTATCTGTGATGTGCCGTTTGTGACTTTTCCATACTGATCTAACAGCACCTTCCAATTCACAGCCGGTCCGAATGTCTCGAAAGGATCATAGTTGCTTGGCTCGTTTGCACCTGTGTGGAATCCATCTCCTCCTGATTTGACATTTGTGCCTGTTGAACCTAATAATCTTAGTTGGTTACCTGTAACTAATAATCCAAAGTTGTTTGGTGTGATGTAACTCCTAGATGTCAGTTCTCCGTCTATCAATCCTTTGGCTATGCCACCGTCGTCGTCATATATGCTCATTATAATTTTTTGTACGACACCCAGTTTCTTGACTTTCACCGGTGGTGATAGCCATATGGGCATAGAGAAGGTCAGTGTTGCAACATCTATCTCTGAATCAGCACCCACAGGTATGGTCCTAGAACTGAAAGTTGTACCTGTCAATTCAACGTAACTCAAACTGGTCCAGTCGATGTAGTTGTCCGTTTTCTGTATCTCGAAGTCTGGGTTAAACAGATACAATATCTGTTCCATTATCTGTAGTTTCTGATCTGTGTTAGTTGTCCAGATGTCTGCCGACACTTCCAACCTGAATGGTGATGGCATCACTTTCTCAACTGTGTAACCTGCACCCATCTCGTTGGTGTAGTTGCCGTCTGCGTCTATGCCTCTTTCTCTCAAATGCTGTTTCTCTATGTGATAAGGATTCTGCATCCTATCCCTGTCGTAATTCAATTCTCTCACATACGCCGCAATCCTCGGTGCATACTGTAGTGCGTTCTCTGAATTGTTCCTGATGATGTTTGCGACCTGTCTTGTTGGATCTCCATACACCACCGGCACTGCCCTTAGTTGTACAGAACCATCACTGCCTTTGCCCGTCTCCACGGAAAAGTTACTCAAGATCCTAATGAATTGAGTGAGGAATTTCCTGACCTGTCCTTCGTAAAAGTGTAGCATTCTTAATTGTCAGCCTTTGGTTTCAGTGCATCTGTCAATGACTGTCTCTGTTTAACTGTTAATCCGTTTATTGTTGATTCTGTTGCATTGTTTACAAAACTTGTTTTGTAGTTTCCTCTAGAATCATTGTTCGTTGTAGTTATTCTAACACTGTCCTCGATTTTGACCCATCTGACTCCGTCGTATCTGAACAATCTGTTGGGTAAGAAATCTGTTCTCAAGAAATAATCGCCTTGGTCAACACCAGACGTTGGGAATGTGATACCAAATCCTGCCGGGTTTCCGTTGGGTGCAACACCGTCTCCATCTAGGTAGAAACCATAGTGAGAACTTGCTGGTGTGTCTATTGTGGCATTCACCGTGTTATCACTGCTGGCTCTCTGTGCTTCTGTGTTTACATTTTCAGTTCGTATATTTCCTCTTTCATCGATTGGTGCAACATAGTATTGTTTGTAGTTGAATCCCGCCTTTGGTGCATCCTGCTCTGCCTGTGCAACGATCTGATCGTTGATGGTTTTCTCTCTGTTGTATGTGCTCATGTAACTGGCGACCGATCCTGTAGTTGTTGCATCGCCTATGATATCTTTGAATTCTTGTGAATCTACTAGAGTTTTCATCTTCAATCTCAACAGATGTGGCCACCATGTTTGACTGAATCCTTCCGCGGCCCTGTTCACATCTTCTACCACGTAGTATCTCTTCAGTGCGATTGGCACGCTTTCGTCCAGAGAATAATCTTCCTTCATGTGAGGAAACTCTATCACATCACCACTCATTGGTTTTCTGCCAATCCTTTCCACGATATCGTTCAAATGCACTGTAAGGAATAGTGTGTCGTTCTGTAAGAACATACCAAACTGCGATAGGTTGAAATCTGCATCTTGCACATTGTATATTCCTCGCACAGTGTAAACATCGCTAGAATATTTCCTGTCTCTGTTTTCTAGAAATAATAAATCTTGTATGGTTGTCTCGTTTAGGTCGCTTCCTGTCACCCTGGGTTGACTAGGTGATGCCGCACCATCTTTGTTTGTGTCTCCCTGATCGTAGGGTCCTAGGTATTTGTGTAGGTGTAGGTCCGTGCCACCCACTGTGAACATCTCCTTGATGTTGCGATCGAAGAACTTGTAGTCATTGCCTTTTTCAGGCTTAAAAATGGATAATCTTGGCATATCATACATATTTATTGCGTAGGCAACGACTATAAATATGAGTATGTCAGAACTACAAACAGGACAACAAGAAATTTTCGATTACGTCAAGAACAATCTCGGTGACGGGATGATTGACGTGGAATTAGACCCAAAACACTACCAAACGGCACTGGAAAGGGCCGTGAACAAATTCAGACAGAGATCTTCAAATGCTGTTGAAGAATCATATGCTTTCCTTGAATTGAAGAAGAATCAGAACACCTACATCTTGCCAGATGAGATCATCAATGTGAGAAATCTTAACAGGAGGACCGTGGGATCAAGGACTGAAGGTGGAGAAGGTGGTACATTGTTTGAACCATTCAACTTGGCCTACACAAACACCTATCTACTGAGGGCAGGTGCAACAGGCGGTTTGGCAACTTACTACGCTTTCGCATCGTACCAAGAACTTGTTGGTAAGATGTTTGGTAGTTTCATACAGTTCCATTTTGACGTCGCAACTAAAAAATTAACCATCACCCAAAGACCTAGGGCAGATGACGAGACCGTGCTGATGCACACAGACAACTACAGACCCGACATCACACTGTTCAAGGACATCTATTCTAAACCGTGGATTAGAGATTACACACTCGCCGTGTCTAAGATCATGCTAGGTGAGGCTAGGGGCAAATTCAACACCATCGCAGGACCACAGGGTGGTACGACTCTGAACGGTGATGCATTGAAGCAAGAAGGCCAGGCGGAAATTGACAGGTTAGAAGCGGACATTGGAAATTTCCAAGAAGGCGGAACGCCACACAGTTTTGTTATTGGTTAATTGACCAAGATCTCCATTTAAATACCCTGCAATGAAAAATTCCAAATACAAAAAATACTCTGACCTCTCGCTGGATGAACTAGAAAAGTTGGTAGAGGAGTTGGAAATCATGAGCATAAAAGCGTTGAAAGAACGCAAGAAGACCTTGAGAGCATCAATATTGAGATCTGTAAGAAAAGCAATCAAAGAGATTGAAAAACGTTTAAAAAAATAGTATAATAATCCTATGTTAATAGGTGTAGTAGGTTTAATAGG